ACCATCTTCGTCTTTAATAATATCGTCTGCATACTTCCAGTGCTTGTACCTACTGTCGGCATTGAAGACGTGAACCACTTCCACATCATCTTTCCTGTGATAGAAATTATGTATGAATGCCATTCGTTCTATAATGGTCTCTTCCTCATCTGGATGATGTATATAATCCTCATCATGTTCCCAGTGCATTTCTAAGATAGCAGTAGTCTTTTCTGCCCAACAGAAATTGTGGGCAGAGTTAAGTGCCCACATAAAATCACCGACCCCTGGCGTACCACGCCAAGTAATGAGTTCTGGTTCCATTATTTTTTGCTTGTTATGGCATCTTTCGCATAGAAGGCGGCAACGATTGCGGCGACTGATACAAAGTATGTCGGTGCCATGTCACCAAGGGTTTTAGATGCTTGATCAATACCAAACACTACACATAGTATTACCATTGCGGGGTATAACAACATACCATACAATGAGAACCATGCCATCTTACGTTGTGCATCACGCATTGCATCTGCGTCTTCCAACTCTTTACGTTTGAACTCAAGGTGCATTGACAGTTCTGATTCACTTACGTGACCATCCCCGTTGACATCTGCCCCTGCTAAACTACCATCTGAATCAACGGTAATATGTTTCTTTTCTTCTGCCATGTTTATCTCCTAATTTCTTAGACCATCTGAATGTGCTTTACTTCCAGATATATTAAAATTAAACCCTATTACGATCTTGTGTCCATCAAAAACGTAGGGACTCTTGTGTGGTAACATTGCGGGAAAAATGCAACAGTCACCTTCTTCTAACTCCATATTATGATTCATCAACATAGTTGCGTTTTCTTTGTGCTCTAATACAAGTTGTAGTACACCAGACATATTGCAACCTTCGTGACTATGGTAATCAAAGTCTGCACCATCTCGATATTCGGCAAACCAAACATTCTGCATATCATACACTTCACAATGCCATTCTTCCATATAATCTTTTATACAGGGTTCAATCATCCTCATTAGATTCTTATGGTATGGCACTCGTTGTTCTTTTCTTGCAACTTTATAATCGGATGCAGTCATCTTAGCAAATTGAGTATCTGCTTCATCTTTAATCATCTCAATTGCCATCAAGATGTTATCTCGTTCTTCTTCGAAGATGTCCTCTTCGATCCTATATTTTTTTACCCACTTATACATTAGAATACCTTTACCCCATATTTCTGTTCCCACAGATGTGCATCATGATGATCATTAACCATTGGTCTACCTCGGATATTTAGTGAAGTATTAAGTAGCATCGGAACACCTGTCTTCTCATAGTACTCTTCTATCACTTTACGGAATACCGACTCACAGTCTTTCTTTACTACCTGTACACGGGCAGTCCCGTCTACGTGTGTTACGGATGAGTAATCATGCTTTGCCTTACAGGTAAACTGCATGTATTCATTAGTCACACCTTCGAAGTATTCGTCAACAAACTCTTCGAGGATTGCGGGAGCAAACGGTCTATACTTCTGTCTCTGCTTAATTGTATTGACTGTGTCCTTTACATCATATCGTACATCTGCAATCAGAGATCTATTACCCAATGCACGAGGGCCGAACTCTGCTTTACCATTGGCAATACCACATACTTTTTTTGATAACAAGTGATCTACTACTTCGGATGGATTAATTTTCTTCTGTATGTCATAACCCCTATAAGGAGTCCAGATAAGTTTATCAATGCCTGTAGCGACCTCCTGTGCGTACCCAGCGCACCCCAGAGACGATCCTGCGTCTGTTGGTGATATAGAGATGTGTACGTCATCGAATACGTCCCATAGGAGAGTATTGATAACCACGTTCTGAGCACACCCACCACCATATACAAGTTTGGATCCGTGCTTACGTGCTTCGTGCATAATCTGCATAATACCGTATTGTGCAAATGCTTGAACAGATGACGCAACATCTGCATCATCGTATTGCTCTACCCACGACTGCATCATGTTCTTCATGTCGGAGTTTGCACCCTCTGCTTCCCACCACTGAGTTAACCAGTCTACAATATCGGGTACGGCAGTGCCGTATGAACTTAGACCCATAACAACATATTCGTCCTCAAGTGGACGTAACCCCAATTGAACTGTACATGTTGTGTAGACTAATCCAACTGATTTTGGTGCGAGGTATTCTTTGATTAGATTGAAGTTGCTGTCAAGAATAACAGCAGATTGTTTTTCACCTACACCATCAATAGAGACCATGACTGTTGTGTCACGATCATCCCATGGACGTGTGTAGAATGCAGTCGCACAATGCGACTTATGATGGTTAAAAGTTGAGTCGTACTTAGGATCATCCGAATGCTCGTAGAATGCCATGTGCATATGATCCCTATCAAAAGATGGTAGATCTTTGCAACTTGCTTCCCACAAGGACGGATGAATTATTTTGTCGTTTTTCTTTTTAGAGTATCGTTCGGAGTGAGACGCAAAGGTCACCACTCCATCTTCGATAACTGATAAGGCGGCATCGTGATAATTCTCACTAACTCCAACATATCTCATAGTATACCTCACATAATAGTTATGTAAGTATATATGGGATTCTTATCTTAGATTCCTACAATGTGCTCGTAGAGTTCTTTCCACGTTGGGAAGTTAGGGAACTCTTCGTTGCTCATGTTGTGACCATGCTTGATCATCAAAGACTCAAGTCCCATCTTAGCACCAACTTTGGCATTCTCTGGTTTGTCTTCAATCCAGTATGCTCCAGTGTCTTTGTACTTAGCAAGTGTTTCATCTTTATCAGCACCACAGTCAAGGCAGATCAATTTCTCGAACACACCCTCACCGAACAACTTCTCAAGGTTCATCATTCTTAGTTTATAAGCATGGGGATCTTCACTCAAAGAAGTAATACAGTGGAACACATATCCGTGTTCTTCATGTAACTTTCTCACATACTTAATGGCATCTCTAAGAGGGGGAAGGAATCCTATCGCCGCACTCTCGTTGAAAGTTCTTACGCAGTTCTTACTAACTGCTCTCTCAATACCATACTGGTGACCAACATCATACTGAAGTTGTGCACCTAATTGTCTCTTAAAACCGTGAGTATCCATCCAAACGTGGAAGGCATACTCCCAGTTGAGGAGAACACCGTCACAGTCGGTCAAAATTACTTTATCTAAATCGTTCATTCATTACCTCATTTCAAATACAAGTGTATTATAGCACTATATGGGTACGGTGTCAAGCGTTTATTAAAGAAATCTACCTTCTTTTTCGTGCTTGAGCATATCGAGTTTCCACTCTCCACCAGTGTAATGACAGAAGTTTGCCTTCTCGAAGAACACATCATCACTACCATAATGAGGTGAGTCGTTCCACTTCTGGTCTAAGTGACCTATCTCCATGTCATGGTACAAGAACTGCCCAGACAGATATGGTTGATCATTCATAATAGACATATGAAATTGAGGTTCTGCATAGAACCATTCTTTCCAGTCCATGAAGTGCTTACGTGCAAATAGACGTGCTTCACGTTCCCACACGACTACACCCGTATTCATGATAGTTAACTTAGATGGGTTCTGGGGTGGCATTGATGGCACAATAGGAATATTGTGCAGATTGAATTTTGAGACAAAGTTTAATAGGGTTTGCTTCTTGAAGTCCCAAGAGGCATATCCACCACCAGTAGCAGTAAGGATATCACTTTCGAGTACACCATATACATCCGCACCTTCACACTGATCGAATATATTCTCTTCGGTGTTGACACCTATATCAGTATCTGCGAATAGTACTTTGTCGTATTGATCGAACATAGGATCGTAGATGACCCTAAGACATTCGAATAAGAGTGCAGTGCTGTCTGTGGTATCAATGAACTTTGTTTCGTCTGAGTAGTAGTAGTCCGCACCAATCTTGTCGGCATACCTTTCGAAAGAGTTTTTAGATACCTGTGCTACATCCTTGTATAATTGAGATCTATTATGCCCTTTGATTTCACCACGTTGATCGACTTCTGGTGTGATTACCATGTATTGAAAAATCGCATTTTTCATTATCTTCTCCATTTGTAGGTCTCCCGACTTTCTTGATTCGGGATCCTTTATTCATTTCATAATACGATTTATGTCGATTACGTTTCTTGTTTTCGTTGTCATGACGTGCGTACTTAGACACAGTCCTGTCCTCATCTAACTATAATGTTTGTTCAGTGTTTCCAGTTTATCTTCAAACTCAGCAATCTTACCAAGTTCCTGTTCGAAGTGCTCCATAATATCTGGGTGTTCTGCAACACCAACTTGATTATATAGCATAATCTCTAAGTTTACTTTATGGAGTTCGATCTTACCTTCTAAAGACTTCCTTGTCGCCTCTATGATCCTTTCATTTAAACTACGAGACATTTTCTAACCTAACCATTAATCGTTCTGCACGATTGGTCACTTGCTTATGCCAACGTGAATCCCTACCTTCAACTGCGGCGGTTGCCCAGTCACCATCTATCAATGCACTGTTCATCTTCTTGAACTTACTCAAACGAGTACGTCCCATGTTGAACATCATGTTAACCAAGATCTGCTGTACTTCGTCTGGAAATGCTTCAAATGTCCCTGTTTCGTATAGAGCACAACATTCAAGGATTGAGGTTTGGAGATCTTTTTCGAACACTTCCCAAACTCTATCTTCCGTAACTTCGAATCCAACTTCTTCCCCATACTCTGGGTCTGAAGAGATAACCAAGTGCCCAACCCCAAAGGTTGGTAAACCGAGGTGATCGTGGTACACTTCATACTTGACTCCTTCGTCAATTTTTAATTGTTCAAATACTGCTTCTTTATTCAATTCTATTCTCCTTTCAGATCCCAAAGTAGGATCTCGTTATATTTCGGGTTGGGATCCTGTGGATCATCCCATGTGTAATAAGGTTCACTTCTTAGAACCTCTTCCAATTTGTTCTGATCATTCCAACCAGATCTATTCTTGTAGTTTTTAAAACAAGGGAACGTAGTTAAAATCTGACCACCCTCGTTTAGACTGTCTTTGATATTATCAATAACGGTTGCGTCTATCAACCCTTCACCAAAAACACCACACAATATTATAAAATCATACTTCTGTGGTAATGGTTTCTTTACTATATCCAATATCGTTACAGACTTATAGTATGGTTTTGATAACTCACACATCCTCCATGATATGTCGTATCCATCCCAATCAGATCCACCGTGTTGTTTTGATAACAACCCAGAACCTATACCTATCTCTGCGACTGTCTTGCCTTCTAAACTAATATGTTTATTTATAAATTCACTTACGTGAGTAGGCAAACTCCAGTTCCAAGAGAGCATGTCTTCTTCATATTTTGCCCACCTATTATATCGTTCTTCAATGAGATATGATAGGTTAAATTCTCTTCTATCTGGATGCAATGACTTACCCAACTATTCCTCTACTGACTAATTCGTTACGGATCTTCTGCCTTTTCTTAGGTGCTAAGTGTGCACCCTCAAGTGCTTTCTGCAACTCTTCAGTCGGGGTTGACTTCATAAAGAAGTGTTGTACTGTCTTCTTATTCGAACCCTTTGCTCGAATCGTCTGACTCTCTTTAAATTTAACTGGCATGTTTTTCTCCTATCATGTCTTTGGTCATTATGTAATCACGAACAAAGTCGGATCGAACAATATCTGCCCAAGTGAATTCCACTGTGGTGAAGTTCTTCATCAGTTCGAGAATGCCCATGAATTTCATGATACCTCGTTTGTCTCCTTCTTTGACAAAGTCTGATTGATAATAATCTCCACAGAATATTATTTTACAGTTATGACCTACTCGTGTAATTATCGAGTCCAACTCGTGAAATGTCAAGTTCTGCATCTCATCTACAATAACCACAGCATCGTTGATAGTAGTACCACGAATGTGACTTGTAGATATAAATTGTATCTGACCGTTCTCACTTAGTTTAGAGTATGCTTCTTTATCTTCGAACAACTCTGTACATATAGAGACGTATGGTGCAGTGTATGCTTCCAACTTCTCTTCCAGTGAGCCTGGCAGAAATCCTATCTCCCTTGTAGGTACAATAGACCTACAGATAACAACTGATTCCATGTTGTTACTTTTATCAAGTACTTCTTCCAGTGCGAGATAGAGTGCACTGAATGTTTTACCTGTACCTGCGGATCCAGATAACACTAAGTGTGATCCAGATTTGTATGCTTCGAATACTACCTCTTGACCTTGAGTCATAGGATCAACGGTCACGAGATGTCCCGCATCTAATTTACGAGGTTTTACTGGGTTTACTTTACGCATAGATTAAGTCTTAATAGTGTTGTTTTTGCCAGCGCCTGCTTTGATTCGTTTCAGATGGTCATTCCAATCTGATCCTGCAATCTGTCGTGCACTCTTGTGTCCCGAAGTTAATGCAGGTGCAACAGTATACACCCGTTTCATATTCGGATTGTCGTTTAGGTACTGATCGTACTCTGAGATTTTAAGCATCACATCGTGCACTTCATTGGTCTCATTATCTTTAAATTCATATATAGGCATAATTTATTTTCCGTTCCATACGACATCCCTCCGAAGAGGGATGAAGAGATATGGTCACCTTCCTTATTGAGTCATTTGTTGTTCAACAATGGTTTGATTTAAGTAGACCTGCTTCTTTGCTAATTTATAAGCAAGGTCTGCTTTACCTTTCTTTTTCATTCGCCGGATATAGAAATCTAATTCTTTACTATCCTGCTTCAACCGTTCCAATTGTTTTTCTGACATCAACACCTCTCTTTGTTAGTGGGTTTATTTAAGGGTTAAGGATCATATAGTTTTACTTCACTATTAGGGTGGGGAAAATCTCCTCTGTTAGTTTTTTGGTTAAGAATTTCACTGGTGGTTCTTTATTCACCATGGACAAAACAATGACCGCATCTTGGGGATGAATGCTCTCCAACATACGAATGAATATGTTCTCACGTTTATACTGTGGGACATCCGCACCACCTTTCACAAAGTACCCGAATTCTTTATGCTTCTTCAGCAATGAACTTGGGGTGGACTCTGGAATGTTTGGTTTGTACGGGGGTTTTCCTTTGGGTAAAAGGAATTCAAGAGAGTCATCGAACGTGCCTCTCAAGATGTCTTTAAGTGCGGGTACGTTTTGGTATTTAAGCAATACCTCTTTCCTACCTGCTTTGTTCTTCTGTTTTTCGAACTCTTCTAAAATCTCGAAGACCTCTGGTTGCTTGGGTTCATAATTCATAATTTATTATTCCTTCTACTCTATTATATAGGGTTATTAAGTTCTTGATACGAGTACTTATATCAAAAATAATGTAAAAAAATCCCCTCCGAAGAGGGGAAATATTGGGGGATATCACTTAGGAATCATCACCAATTTTCGGTTTCTCCCCCGAACTTTAAGCAGCGGCAAACAATTCAGTTGCCTTCTGCTTGTAATTCTCGACCACAGCACTGAAGTCTTTTGACTCACCAGTACAAACGTAAGGTTTGTTGTAAGAACCAATGTTGATGTCAACGTAGTGACTTCTGTGGAAGTAATCAGTCATTGGATCATCTTCACAATAGAAGTCTTCACCTTCCATTGCAGACTTGAGTTCTTCAAGGAACTTAACAACAGTCGGGTTAGAACCGTAGTTGTCTTCGATCCAGTAGGTGTTAACGTCAACGTACTGATCTTGCAATCTATTAGCAAGTGACTGACAATCATAAGGATTGCATTGTGTGTCGTAGTGTCTGCTATTCACCATGCTTTCATTCTTCGCACCGATGATATCAAGAGCACCCTCTTTAATCTTACAGACTAAACTTGAATGATGTCTGATTGCTAAAGTACCTTTCATGCCGTACTTCTTGAGTACTGCCTTGATCTGTGGTGCTAACTTCTTTTTGTCTTCTTGTGATACATATGCCATAATTTAATTCTCTCTCAATTTGTTGCGGGTTAATTCCCAATCAACGTACCTATTATCTCATAGGTAGATGCATTTGTCAAGCGTTTTCTTGAAATAAATGCAAGTTTTTTTAGAAATAAGGGTTCTCCAGTTCGATCTTGCTACTACCCAGAGTACCGAATGGTTGCTCTGCAATAGACTCAATTGCACACTGGTTGTCGTATTTCTCTCTCTGAGAGTGGCACAGTGCTATTGCCTTTCTCTCTGCGTCCCTTGGACTGTCTGCGTACACATAGTACGATACTGTTGCTACATATCTATTTTCTTTCATTATTTCACCCATATGTGGTTATACTTGCTTGGTAGGTTGTCACATGACCAATCAGTATCCCCGTAGTTAATTACCTCTACACACTCCTTGGTAGAGTTCGATACCATTACGTCTGGCATATCTAAAATTGTTCCCATTGCTTGGTATCCGAGAATGGCAACTAAAACCCCAATTACACCCAATAATACATTATTTAATTTCATGTGGTCTTACTCCAAAAATCTTAGTTAGTTCTTGCATCTCTTTCTCAGTAGGTTTGAAATGCGGGTTAAGGAAGTACTCCATAAGAAGACTTCCTTTTTTGTATTCTCCTGCTTTCGTACGATATACACTGTATCCCTTTGCCATTATCCTTCCACCCTATCGTGAATGGCAACAGCACCGTAGAACGTTCCACCAAGTAGTTTGTCACAAAGTCTTGAGAACCTTGAGTCACTTGTTCCTGCGTAGTTCCCACCGAACATTGTCCACTTGCCTATCTTAGACTGCGGAATCAACCTCAGTATCTTTCTACCACCGATTGGTTCTGCCATCACTAACTCTGCGGCGGGGTACTCCTCGCACGGTTCGAACGGCCCTTCACAGTTCATCACTGTGAAACCTTTTGCATAACTTGACTCACCACCTGCGGTGCAGTCCATGTTATCGAAGAACGGATCACCGTACGGTGCCTGTCTATATGTACTTACATGAATTCCCATAATATAACTCCTGCCTACTGGCAATCAAATGCGACTACAAAGTAGTCTGTTAACTCGTTGGCAACCGCAAACTCTTCTGCTTCTGCCTTCGTCTCAAAAATCTCTTCTCTCAATTCTCCACTCTCTTGAATGTAGAACACTAAATCTTGCACCATCTTTTCCTCCATTAAAAACATATTATAACTTGTTTTGATAACAATGTCAAGCGTTTTCTCAAACTAATTTGCATAATTTTATGAAACACGCATCCATCTCCTGTGTCCAAACCTCGAACGGAGATCTCCTCACAGTGTTTGACATTCCTCCTACCTTGTCCACAACATAGGCAAGGAAGTACGGATCTCCACTTCTCACTACTAATTCATCATCTGAATACAGTTCCAACTCCATATGGTTGGCAGTAACATAAGTAATCATTCTGGAAACCTCACTGGTCGATAGTTAGTTAGATCCCAGAAGTGGTCTGGGAGAATAGAGAATGTTCCTAATGGGGCAATGAAACTTACTCCATCTTTAAAAGAAACATACGTTAGATTTTCTAAATCCATAATATAACCTATTTAAGTAGTTCAACAACAAAAGGGAATAGCATTAAAAGCATTCCAGTCACAAAGTCTTTATCCATCATCCAAGTCATAATCTCTCCTTTCTCTCTCAATTACTTGTATATTATAACTTGTTTTGATAACAATGTCAAGCGTTTTCTTTACTTATTTTCACTTATATGGAGAAATTCTGTACACTTAGAACACTTGCCACATGCTCGTTTTGATGAATGTACACAAGAATGTACATATTTCTGAAGGTGTTTGGGGATAGAGTCCCACTGCTCTTTCTTAGTCATATGACCAAGAGGTGCGGACATCTTAGTTGGGATATTGATTAGGTTCAATACACGTTCTATTGATCTTTGATGTTCTTCGGCATAGGGCATCTGCTTATCATTTGATGCATTAAACCCAAAATAGATCTTATGAATGTGGGGGTTATTTACATTCACCATCTGCATGATGTTACACCATGTAAAAAAGAATGGGGGATGTATACCAAGATCAAAGTAATGATCTAATAGTTTTTGTTTATCGGTTAGGGGGTGTTCGTTGACATATTCTATGTATCTCAGATCAACATCAAGATTTGACGCAATAAGATCAGCACATTCGGATTGCTGTTTCCAACCCAGTCCAACTTCTACATGTATTACTAATGGTTTCATGCCCTGCTCTACAACATGACATAGCAATGCAGTGGACTCTACTCCACCAGAGAATGCAACTATGCAGTCGTGGTTCACGGAAATATTGCTCGTTCCCATTTCTTCTTGGGTAGATGTTTTGAGTGGATCTTACAACCTATGAATTCGTTGTAGTAATCTTCACGTAACAGAACGTCACGTAGGAATTGTTCCTTTGCTTCAAGGTAAGAACATTCACCTTTTGTTTCACACAAGTGTAGGATCTCACGGTAGTATGCATCTCCACCTTTCTGCTCTACAAGTGCCTTCAGATGCTCTGAGGATCCGTAGTAGTCTTTCCAGTCACTTTCCTTAACTACTGTGCGTTTCCTTGACTTACCTTTCAATGGTGGGAGTCTGCGTTTGCTCCAGAAGAATTTCTTACCGATATACTTCTTACCAGTATCACGCTCTGTAATAAGATAGACGAACCCGACATACTTGCCGAGTTCGTCTTCTGTTGGTTCGAATATTAAGTTGTTTTTATGCCAAGTCATACCTGTATATAGGTATTACTCAACTCCTTCAATAAACTCTGGTATGGCATCTTCTCCGCACATAGGACAGTGCTGTGGATGATCATTGTCATACAATACTTCTACGACAGTTGTTATATCACATATACCACATTCTATCTCGTATTTACCACTCATGCCACACAACCTTGTCCATCAAGACCACATGTTTCTGGTTGAGGGCCGACCTCTTCCCATCCCCATTCACCTTCCATTCCATTCACGGAATACTCAGTGACACGTTTCTCAAAGAAGTTATCGTGTGATGCACCGTTCAGTACCCAGTCCAACCACGGTAGTGGATTGTCCTTTACACCAAACTTAGGTTTCATACCCAGTTGTAATAGTCTACGGTCTGCAATGTGTCGGATGTATTGCTTAACATCTTCTTCAGTTAGACCTTCGATAGTACCAGACTTATATGCAAGAGTAATGAACCTGTCTTCTAACTTAACAGCATTCTTTGCCATCTCATAGATCTTAGACTTGAGTTCGTCATTAACAATACGTGGATGCTCTTCACAGAACTCACGGAATAGTTTCGCATTACCTTGTACGTGCATAGTCTCATCACGGATAGACCATTCTACGATTGTTCCCATACCTTTCATCTTACCGAAACGTTGGAAGTTCAACAACATCACGAACGATGCGAACAGAGACATACCCTCATTGAATACAGACTGTGCAAGTATTAATGCAAGTCCAGTATGGGTATTGATGTTACCCTCTTTCATGAAGTCAATCTTGTCTGCCATCTCTTTGTATTCCATGAACGCAGAATGTTCTTCATCTGGTAATCCCAGAGTATCATTCAATAGTGCGTATGCACGTTGGTGTACTCCTTCACGATTAGCAAATGATGATAGCATGTTACGGATCTCATTGTTCTTAAACTTCGGGATCAATAACTCGTGGTAGTTCTCCCCTACCTGTACGTCTGACTGCGTGAACAACCTCAGTACTTGAGTAACAAATTCTTTTTCTTCTTCTGATAATTTAGTTCTCCAGTCTTGGATATCTTCCGAGAGTTCTGCCTCGTCTTCTACCCAGTGGATCTCTTCATGTTTCTTTACCAATTCCACTGCCCAAGGGTAGAGGAAAGGTTTATATGTTTTACTAAAATCTAATAGTGCCATTTTTTATCCTTCGCAAGCTCTGCATTCTTCTGACTCATCTTCGAATGGTGTTTCGAGATGCTTCATTAGTTCTTCGTATCCACCAATATACTTACCACCAATGTATATTTGAGGGACGGTTTTTACTTTTCTTCCTGTCACTTCGGCAGCGGTTTTACCAATGTCTGCAAGATCTATCTTATCGTATGGTATTCCTCTCAACTTCAGTTCTTCCATTGCCATGGAACAGAACGGGCAATTCTTTTTGGAGTACACAATGTTTCGTGTATCCTCTTGGAGTGCGACACGTTCTACTTTTTCTGAGACGTTTTCCGCACGAGACTTTGCTTCTGTGCGTAGATAATATAAACCCTTGAGACCTTCACTCCATGCTTTGATATGTACCCTATTCACATAAGACTTATCTGCACCTGCGGGGAAGAAAATATTTACACTCTGTCCTTGACAGATAAAAGGTTGTCGATCCCCTGCGTGTTGTACCACCCAGTTCTGATCTAATTCCTGTGCTGTTTTATATATACTTTTTTCACCTTCTGTGAGGAAAGGAAGGTGTTGAACACTACCTTTATTTGTAATAATTGATGACCAGTTGGACTCATTGTTTTCACCCTTTGCATCAAGCAATCTTGTCAGATACTTGTTCTTAACCAAGAAGGATCCTGCACGTGTACGATGTGTATATGCATTTGCCTTTAATGGTTCAATGGATGGACTGGTTGATAGTATTACACCAGACGAAGCATTCGGGGCGATAGCAAGAAGGTGGGAATTTCTTCGACCAGACATCTGTCCGTCTGGATACGACCCACGTTCTTCTGCCAACAACTCAGTTTCTGCAACTGCCTCAGATTTAATTCTGGAGAACACAACACGGTTAATTTCCCTTGCGGTTTCGGACTCCCATGCGACCCCATGATGTTGTAACAAAGAATGGAATCCCATTGCTCCAAGTCCGATAGACCTCTCTCGGTACGCAGAGAACTTAGCACGTTCGATTGAGTCGGGTGCGTGTTCAATAAAGTATTCGAGGACGTTATCCAACATGCGGATAAGATCCCGAACAATAGTAGTGTCTTTCCAATCATCATAATACTCCAAATTTAAAGACGAAAGACAACATACTGCGGTTCTGTCTTCGGATGTAGGTAAGTGTATTTCATTGCATAAGTTACTACCATTAATCTTTAAACCAAGATCTTTTAATGGTTCTGGTAGATACTTGTTTGCAGTATCAATGAAGTTTAGGTATGGTTCACCTGTACGGAATCTTGTTTCTAAAATACGTTCCCACAACTTACGAGCATTGACACTTTCTTTCACTGCTTGATCTTTGGGATCACGCAAATCAAAATCACTGTTATCCATAACAGCATTCATAAACTCATCGGTAATGTTGATAGCATTATGTAAGTTAAGTGCTTTACGTTGTACGTCACCTGTAGGTATACGCATGTTTAGAAATTCAATGATGTCTGGATGACTCACATCCATATAAGCGGCATAGGATCCTTTACGAGTCTTACCCTGTCGGTATGCAATCATATCAGCATCTACTGTGTGTATGAATGGCATAGGGCCTGGTGCAATGTCTGATACGGTACGTACGTCACTCCAGTGACCACCAACACCACCACCAAACACAGACAACCATCTCAACTCACTACTATGCGATATAAGACCTTCTAAGGTGTCTGGTACGTAGGTTAGGAAACAGGAGATAGGTAAACCCTTACCTTTCTTAGTTCCATTTGGTGCGTTTGATAAAACAGGGGATGCGAACATGAACCACTTGTTACTTACATACGAATACAGTCTCTCTGCGAGATCTTCATCTAATTCACCCTTGTATGTACTCCATGCTGTACTTGCTCTTGCATATGCTTCTTGAGGACTATTCTCATTCTCATTCAAATAAAAGTCCTTCAACATTCCAACTGCATAATCTGCTAATAACTTATCTTTTTTCTTATCTATTTTCATTCAATCCCTTCCACTGCTGTATTCGTAAAATGGTTCATCTTGCGAGAACTCGTAATCTTCTATTATATATTGCTTCCCCTTGTCAACAAATTCACCAACCATCGTCCACAACCTAGCATCCTGTTCTTCATCGGTCAACAACTCTTCCCATAAGAAATGGTTTATTAGAGATGCTTCCCTGTTCTGGATTATAAATCGTTCGGGGTAGAGGTATTTATCATCGGAACCATCTAAAGGTACGAAGATAATTTTATTTTTTGGTGTTTCTTTTGAGAGTTTTTGAACCCATTCGGGTGTTTGGTCACCGTACCATATACACACCACATGATCCATGTAGGTGCAACAATAGTCTTCTTTCATAATATAATCCTTGATTTGTTTAAGACATTATAACAAACTTAAATGCGTTTGTCAAGCAAAACCTATAGAAACTCCACATCCACAGGTTGCTGTCTCTTTGGGGTTGACTATCTTGAAGAACTCGTTGATTCCTTCTTTGGTATAGTCTAATGTTGCTTCTTCTAAGAATGGTTGCGAGTCTATATCCACGACCACTTTGAATTGTCCATAGTCAGTAATCTTATCACTGTTGGCAATTTCTGTTGCATACTCTATATAGTATTCGTATCCAACACATCCACCACCAGTAACACCAACTCTAATGAACTGAGGATTCTCACCACCTGTTCTTTTGGTGGCATGGACTATGGCAGTATCAGTCAGTTCCATCTTTTTTATCCGCATCTAAGATAGGATGAGCATAACCGTCTTCTTGCTTTGTCTCATAGTCTACCATTGCTTGTCTGATAGCATCTTCTGCTAATACACTGCAATGTAGTTTGATTGGGGGTAAATCTAATACCTCCGCAATGTCTTTGTCTTTGATGAGTTTTGCCTCTTCGACAGTCTTACCCATCATCATATCCACGAACAGGGATGAGGATGCAATTGCACTTCCACATCCATAGGTCTTGAACTTAACATCAATGATTCTATCATCATCGTCTAATAATAGTTGTAGTTGCATGACATCACCACATGCAGGGGCACCCGCAAGTCCTGTCGCAACCTTGGGATCATTTCGGTCTAATCTACCTACCGAATGCTTCTGAGGATTAGCAACAACTGCTTCAAATCTATCGATGACTTTCTGCGAGTATGGCATTACTTTTGCTTCGCAATAAAACGTTTGAGTACGTCTATTTGATCTTTACGTTTGTTCTTCTTGTCATACTTCTTACGCATGACCACTGTTTGGTTATCATCACCTGTTCCTACTACGGATCCAGTCGATGTCATTTCCTCATCCACCACGTCTTTTGGTTTGTCGTGAGTGTAACCCATCTTCTTCATGCGTTCATGATCTGCGGGTTTCAGTGCTTTGTAACCTTTGCCCGTCTTAGGATCATACATCATATGAGGTTCGAATCCAACCCCTTTCCATCCTTTGTATTCTTTAAACCGTAACATC